TATCCATCAATAAGAACTCGTCATTCACAGAAATCTGGTATGAGGGTTCTGTAGAGTTTAATGGTAAGGTCCACAACTTCTGGCTTATTAATCCTAGAGGATTAGATGAGCAAGGTAGAGAATACGAAATAGAAGTTAGGTGGTGGTTTAAGCGTGTTCCTTTAGAAGTAAGGAGAATGCATGACCAAATAGTAGAAGCATATTACGAATCACAAAACAAAAAACAAAATGATTAAAGGTAATTCAAAAACAGAAGCAACATATAGAGCTATCGTAATGGATAGCTCTTCTAGTCTAAAAGAGTTTTCATCTGATAGAAAGAAGTATTATCGTAAGTATGTACTTGCTGAGAAAATAGATGATGATGACAGTAAGGCAGCAACCATGGGTAGATTGGTTGAGACTAAATTAATGGAACCACATTTGTTTGATGAGAAGTTCTATCTGTCTACATGTCAAGGTATACCAACAGGGTTGATGCTTGATTTTGTGGAAGCTTTATACAAGAACATGAAAGAGGCTACCAACGAAACTGGAGAAATCACTCGTGAGTTTGCTGAGATAGCTCAAGACGCCTACAAAGATTCAGGGTTCAAGATTACTTATGAAGCTGTTATGAAGAAATTCATAGACTCTGACGCAGAGGCGTATTTTGATGAGATTATGCTTGTTAGAAGCAAAGGTATGACAGTTGTTAGTATCAATGATGTCACAAATTGTGAAAAAATTGTGACAGAATTACAAACTAATCCAACTACTATGTACATTGTCAATCAAGATAAGACATCTAGATACGATGTACATAACCAGCTGCAGGTAGAAGGTTATACAGTGCATGGTCATCTATTTAAGAGTATGATGGACAAGGTGATTGTAGATCATGAGAACAAAACCATTCAAGTGTATGACTTAAAGTGCACATGGTCTGTTGAAGGTTTCTACAAAGAATATTATCTTTATCGTAGAGCTTACATCCAAGCATTCTTGTACTGGCATGCAGCACATTATCATTTTAAAGACTTGGTAGATCAAGGGTATTATGTAGCATATCCAAAGTTTATTGTCTGTGATAGCACTAACTATTTTAGTCCTCTCATCTATACACTAGATACAGAAGACATGACAAATGCTAGAGATGGTTTTGAACACAGAGGATACAAGTATCCAGGCGTCTTAGAAACAATCGATAACCTGAAGTGGGCTATTGAGAACGATACGTGGAGCATGTCTCGTAAGAATTACTTAAGTGGAGGAGTTGTAAACATTAAAGAATAAATGGAATTAAAGAAAACAATCACTAGTATTTTCATGGTGCCCACTCTCAAGATTAATAGAGATAAGCTCAAGGAAAATGGTTATTTGAATGGTTATATGAGTGATGTTAGAAGAGATGTACAGTATCAAAATGCTGTATATCTCTTATTCCAGCCTAGTAACCTTGATAAGTTTAGAGAATTCTTAGATGGTGAAGCAGAGCGTACTAAACAAATCATCGATGATTACGATTATGAAGATGGATTTGTTGTCGTTGTGTACACACTAGATAAGAAATGGAAGAAGGATTTTGCTTTGGTTAGAGAAGGTTTGTATTCTCGAACTTCTAAAGAATTCCAAGACTCGTTTCCTAAAGTTATCAAGATTATCAAGAATGGATTACATAGAGATGAGATATCTCTACAGTTTAGAATCTTTAACAAAACAGACGATCTACGTAGCTACTGGGAAGATAGACTCGACATGGAGTTTACAGAAGATATGGAAGTATGGGATGGTTTTGATATAGAGAACGAAGTTTTAGATTTAGATAAAATTAAACAAATAGAAGAAGTATGAAAGGACTAGAATTACTGGACCAGAATCCAAATATCGCAAAGCTAATTGCTAGCTACTACTTGGATGTAATGATTGAATCTTTAAATAACGAAAGTTTACCTGAAGACTTCAAAGAGTTCATTAGAGAACAAGGTATGGATAACGAAAAGATCGCTGCAATCATCGATGGTAATCCTAGAAACCTATTCGAGTTCTTTGATGATCATAACTTGTATATCAATATTACAAGTTCTCCTGACACATTAGAATTCACATATTCTATAATGACTGATGTAGCTACTAGTGGCTCAAGTGAGACGTATAAAAATAGAAAAGATGCTGATAAAAATGCTGTAGAAACAGCCATTAAACAGCTTGAATCTATGTTAACTAAATCAGTTAGTGATAAGGAAAATAGTTAAAGTTAATTTTCAAAAGTGGTTGTTTGGTAAGGGTTACAAAGTTACATTTGTAGCCCTTATTTTTTAAACACACATAAATAATTAAACATATGGATTTAGGACTAGAAGCCTTGAGTAAAATTACAGTGTTTAGCAAGTACGCCAAGTACATCCCTGAGCTAAACAGAAGAGAAACGTGGGATGAGATCATTGGTCGTTATGAGGCTATGATGATCAAGAAGTATCCTTATTTAGAGGAGTCAATCAAGGAGTCTATTCCAATGATCAGAGACAAGAAAGTCTTGCCTTCTATGAGAGCATTACAGTTTGCAGGTCCTGCAGCTGAAGTTAACAACGCTCGTATCTACAATTGTTGTTACTTACCTATCGATAGCTTACATAGCTTCTCAGAGTCTATGTTCTTATTACTAGGTGGTACAGGTGTAGGATATAGTGTACAACGCCATCATGTTAGTGAACTACCAGACATTACTAAACCAGGTAAAGCTCGTACATACCTCATCGAGGATAGTATTATGGGCTGGGCTGATGCAGTGAAGGTGTTAATGAAAGCTTATCTTGAAGGATCTTTCTTACCAAAGTTTGACTTTCGTGCAATTCGTGAGAAAGGTGCACGTCTAGTTACAGCAGGTGGTAAAGCACCAGGACCAGAGCCATTGAAGTTATGCTTAGCACACGTACAAGCTATCCTTGATAGAAAGCAGCCAGGTGAAACATTATCTTCTCTAGAGTGTCATGATATCTTATGTCATATCGCTAACTCTGTACTTGCAGGTGGTATTCGTCGTAGTGCAATGATTTCTTTGTTTGATCATGATGACGAAGAAATGATTACATGTAAGTATGGTAACTGGTGGGAGACTAACGAGCAGCGTGGACGTGCTAACAACTCAGCTGTATTGAAACGTGGTGAAGTGAGTAAAGAAGAGTTCTTTGCTCTATGGAAACGTGTAGAAGCATCAGGATCAGGAGAACCAGGATTGTACTGGAGTAACAACCAAGACTGGGGAACTAACCCATGTTGTGAGATTGCTTTACGCCCTTACCAATTCTGTAATCTTTGTGAAGTAAATGTAAGTGACATAGAAGATCAGTATGACCTTAACAATCGTGTAGGTGCAGCTGCGTTCTTTGGTACCTTACAAGCAGGATTTACTGACTTCCATTACCTTCGTCCTATCTGGGCTAAAACTACTCAACATGACGCACTTTTAGGAATTGGTATGACTGGTATTGGATCTGGTGAAATCATGAAGTATGACTTAAAGATGGCAGCACACATTGCTAAGAAGGTTAACCAAATGATTTCTGAAAGAACAGGCATCAATGAAGCAGCTCGTATTAGTTGTGTTAAGCCTTCAGGTACTACATCTCTAGTGTTGGGAACAGCATCAGGTATCCATGCTTGGCATAATGATTACTATTTACGTACAATGCGTTTCAATAAGAACGAAGACATTGCACAATACCTAATGACTAATCACCCTGAGTTAGTAGAAGATGATGTATTACGCCCTGCAGATACAGTGTGTGTACGTATTCCAGTGAAGGCACCAGAGAATTCTATTCTTCGTACTGAGACAGCTATCGATACACTAGAGCGTGTTAAACATTTCTCTACTGATTGGATTAATGCAGGACATATACATGGTGATAACACTCACAACGTAAGTGCTACCATCTCTATCAAAGAAGGTGAATGGGAAATTGTAGGTGATTGGATGTGGGAGAATCGTGAATTCTATAATGGACTATCTGTACTACCTTATTGGGGTGGAACATATCAGCAAGCTCCATTTGAGGACATATCTGAAGAGAAATATAATTCACTTATTAGTGAACTTAAAGAGATTGATATTACTAAAATCAAAGAAGCAGATGACACAGTTAACTTTAACGAATCAGTCGCCTGTGGTGGAGGTGCCTGCGAGCTTGTCTAGAGAATTCTTAGCAAGCAGAGGTATCTGCTGTGGTAATAAGTGTAAAAATTGTCCTTACACCCCTAAATGGGTGAAGGGATCTAAAGATTAGTATTTAGATTGGAGTTTGTTTATAGCCTAGATGTTTTGCGTCTAGGCTATTTTATTTTCAATGAATTATTTGTAACTTTAATACAACAAAAAATAAACGAAATGGCAAAAAAGCAAACAGAAGTAGCTTCAGGTAAATCTAAGCTAGAGGACGCATTAGACGCCCTCAACAAAAAGTATGGCGTTGGTACTATCTTATCACTAGGTGATAAAAACCACAACGAATATGATCTTATCTCGACAGGATCAATTGCATTTGACCACATCGCTCTAGGTGTTGGTGGCTTTGTTAAAGGTAAACTTTATGAACTAGTAGGCTGGGAAGGTAGTGGTAAATCTACTATCTGTGGTCACGCTGTAGCTAACTGTCAGAGTGCAGGTGGCAAGGTGTTATACATCGATGGCGAGCATGCTGTTGATCCTAATTACTTCACTGCTCTAGGTGTTGATATTGCTAGCATGTTAATTGCTCAGCCAACTTGTGGTGAGGAGGGTTTCCAAATTGCTATGGATATGATTAACACTGGAGAGATTGATCTTGTGATCATTGACTCAGATTCATCTTTGATCCCTAAGAAGGTGCTTGATGGTGAGGTAGGTGATAGTTCTATTGGTCGCAAGGCTAAGCTTAACAGTGATGTGTATCCTAAGCTGAAAGGTATTCTATCTAAGCATCAGACATGTGTTATTGTTGTATCTCAGTATCGTGAGAAGATTGGTGTTATGTTTGGCGATCCTCGTACAACTCAGGGTGGTCATGCGTTAAAGTTCTATGCAGATGTTCGTGTAGAGGTAAGTAAGACTGTTGCCAAAGAAGGTACAGAAGCTTATGGCAATCTAACTAAGATTAAGACTATCAAGAACAAGATGGCTCCTCCATTCAAAGGTGTAGAATTTGAGATCTTATTTGGTGTAGGTATTGATCGTATGTTAGAGATCATGGACATGGCTAGTGATCTTGCAATCTTGCGTAAGTATGGTAAGACTATCACTTACAATGAAATCAAGTATGAGCTTGATGAGTTTAGAGCTTTATTAGAAGATAATGAAGAATTCTTTGACAAGCTACGTCAGGATATTGTGGATAAAATTAATAACGTAAACGAAATAAACGAAACAGAAGATGAAGATACACTTCAAGAAATTGGATTCGAAGGCACAGAAGCCTAAGTTTGGTAAGCCAGGAGATGCAGGTGCAGATCTTGTAGCAACATCAGTTGATTTCTCTAGAAAGAATCAAGTAGTATATGGTACAGGACTAGCTGTAGAAATACCAGAAGGAATGGTGGGATTAATTTTCCCACGTTCCTCTGTACGTAACTATGATTTATCAATGAGTAATTCAGTTGGTGTTATTGATTCAGGATACAGAGGAGAGATTATAGTTACATTCAATGTACTAAATCTTCATACTGTAGAGAATAGTTATCAAGTGGGTGATCGCATTGCTCAGTTAGTAATTGTACCTGTACCATTAACTAACTATGTAGAAGTAGACGAACTATCAGAAACAGAAAGAGGTCAAGATGGACATGGGTCCACAGGCAACTAAGATATTAAGTGTGGATGTAGACAAATTAACTACCTGGTCATGAAACACATCAGGAGAGAAGGTTAACCAGGCTATCAATATGTAATATCCAAACAGCCTTTCGATAATAGGTGACAATTATAATTACATATAGAAACATGCTTAAATGAGAGTCTACAGGAAAGTCATTAACTCATATGGTTAGTCAAGTGTTTTAGGAAGAGGAAGTTACAGGAGTACTACTGTAGCTTCCATCTTCTTTTTTTATTAACATAAACAATAAACAAATGGATCAAAAGGAAATTGAACATAGATTAGAAGGGAATACATTACAAGATCCCTATGGAGCACGTAAACTTATGAAAGAAATACTAGAAAGAGAGATGGTCAATCATCCTGATCACTACCAAGGTAATAAGTTTGAGGTTATAGATGTTATCGAAGACTACGACTTAGGTTTCTCTTTGGGTAATGCTATCAAGTATATCCTTAGAGCTGATAAGAAGGGTAATAGGAAACAAGACCTCAAGAAA